AATTTATGAAAGTTTAGTATTGTATCCTAAAGCTACATCACAAATTGCTAAAACAATTTTATCACCAATAACACACATGCGTAACTTTGTAAGTGCTGGAGCGTTTGCTGCAGCAAATGGTATTATACCAGCAGCAGATTTAGGTGCAATTAAACAAGCATACCAAGCTTTACAGACACCACTCAAGGGAACAAGACAACAAAACGATTTGTATCAAGAGTTGTTAGAACTAGGTGTTGTAAACTCTAACGTAAGACTAGGAGATTTATCTAGACTATTAAAAGATGTAAACTTTGGTGAGACTATGACGTCTGACAAAGGCATGAGATTATTATTAAAACCATTATCAAAATTAAAACAAGTGTCACAAGACTTGTACACAGCTGAAGACGACTTTTGGAAAATATATTCGTGGGCTATAGAAAAAGGAAGAATTGAAAAAGCTTTTGAAAAAGCAGGTGTAGTTAGAGGACAATACTTTAAAAGAAATGGTGTTGATGTAAGACTGACAGATCAATTTTTAAAAGAAGAAGCAGCCGACATTGTAAGAAATAATATACCTAACTATGACTATGTATCTGACTTTGTAAAAGGTTTAAGAAAATTACCTATCGGTAACTTCGTATCGTTTCCTGCGGAGATTGCAAGAACGGGAACTAATATTGTAAGAAGAGCATTAAGAGAAATAAACGAGAGTATAACTTTAGCTGATGGCACAGTTGTTAAACCATTTGAAGGTATTGGATATACTAGATTATTAGGATTTACAACTACCGTTGCAGCGGTACCAATAGCTACAACAGCAGCATTCCAGGCCCTATACGACGTCACAGACGAGGAACGAGAGGCTATCCGTAGGTTTGCCGCCCAATGGTCAAAAAACTCTACATTACTACCTATTAAACAAGATGATGGT